TTCACTTGAGCGTAGCTAAGCGTGATCGTAGTCGCCGCCATCGCTAAGGTCATGGTGGAGGACGAGCTGTTAACACTGACGTTCCATGTTGCCATGGCGGTGGAACCGCTCGACACATTCGTGAACACCGGGGCGTCAAACGCCGCGCCCGCAGATAACGTCGCGGACGGGGGCGCGAGGCCGGTGCCAGTCGCGTAGTACGTAACAATGTACTTCCCGATCATAGGGAAGGTCAGCACGTTAGCAGCGGCCGTCACAGAACCGGGACCGGCAGACACAGGGGCGGTACCAAGCAAATTGGATGCGGAGATAACGCCACCGTTGCCGGTGATTTGCTGCGTGGAATTAACAACCACGGGAACCGCGATAGGTCCGAAGAAGCGGATCTGATACTTCATACGGATGGTTAAGTTAACAGCGGTGGTCCCGGGAGATCCATCGGCAACAATGACGAAAAGTCCGTTGTTGCAGTCCGAAGGATCGGTGTCCAGCAGCGGTTTGCGAGGATTGTAGGATTGTTTCCAAGAAGCGACAACCCGGCCCACACGGTTGGAGTCAAGTTGTAACTTATAAGATTCCTGGGGATGGTCACAAGTCTCGGCAAGGTTGAGGAGATTGCGCGCATTGGTAGGCAAGCGCGCGGGGTCTCCATTGGGAACATGGCGCAGGATGACATAATCCTGACTGAACGAATTGCCGGTGGTCTCGACCTCGAGGGTCATGGTACCGTGCCATGAGTCGAACTGAGTAGCAGCCGCGGCCAAGCGCGGGCTGACAGTCGGGTTCACAGGCGCGGTCCAGAGCAAGGTCCCGGGGGTCACGGTAGTAGGCACCGTGATCTGGGCAATTCGCTCAGTGCCCTGGAAATAGCACTGGGTCTGAGTGCGGGGCTGCGTGTTCGGGCGAGCGACCGCGTTCGGGCCGGCACGACGAGCGCGCCTCATGCGAGGGGTACGCTTGCCTTGAGGTCGCGCCGGTTTCGGGGCGTTGTTGTTTGTAGCGCGTCGGCGCTGTCGTCGTTGGCGGGTCATTCTGAATCGTAAATAAGGATAAGACCCCCTAGACGAGCGCGGTTAGCGCCCCTTGCACGCGTTTGCGGAAAGACTTCCGCGCGGACGGGCGGATGCTGCCGATCGCCACATAAGTAGGGCGGGCAGGTCCGGAAACGCGCACTTGGAAGCGCTCTTTCTGGATCAAGGTCGAGAAAGGCACTTCACCACGAGCGAAGCTGAGCAGGAAGCTGAGAAGAAG